GTAATCCTGATCCACTGTGACGAGGACGGGGATAAGTTCCTGCGGGTACTTTCGGAGGGGGCGTTTCTGAAGGAACTCAACGATGGCGACTTTGGGGATGATCCTACGTTTGCCAAGCCCGGGGATGAGATCAAGATGGATTACTTCTGCGGGTACATCCTTATCAAGGGGGAGATCGTCCAGCCGAGGCCGGTGGAGAAGGTAAAGAAGTACGCATTATAGATATACGAGGACAGGTATGACCAAGAAAGCGGAAGTCGAAACGGACGAAGATTGCCCTGTGTGTGGCTCTAGATTGTATGTGACCACCAAGGCGCTTCAGTTTCCCGATGGATGGTCTGCCTACGACGGGGATTACGTACACTGTAAAGAGTGCGGATTTAATGGTTGGGTTTCTTCTGACGAAGGGGAAGCGGGTATCAACTGGGACGAAACCTCCGCACATAACGCGAAGTGCGCGAAGCAATACGAAAGAAAGGTGAAGTCTTAATATGGTGGATATGCGTAGGAGGATAAACGTGGGAAAGCCAAGGACCGCAAAACAGATACGCGCCGAGATCGAGACGCTTCAAGAGATGAAGCCAAAAGTTCGCCGTTACTCCGGTTTTGGCGAAGACAACCACGCGATACTGGACGCGCAAGTCCGGGTTCTTGAGGAAAAGATGACGGATGACCAGATTTGGGATGCGTGGCCCAGCGAGGAGCATGATGTGGAGATGGGACTGAGCGCCCGGGATGCAATGCGTTGGGCCTCTGGGAAAGAAAAGAAGGCCCCTCACGTCGAATGGGAACCGCTCGCCAGGTCGTAATATGAGGGATTGATGCCATGCCCCAAGACCAGTACGCGGCAGAGAATGAGTTTTGGGACCGAATGGGCATTGATGTCCTATATGCCGAGGCGGTCAAGAAGGCGAAGGAGTTGTCGCTTCCTGCGCCAGACAAACCAACCGAGTCGTGTTCTTGTTGCGGTCGCCAGAGGTACGGGTGGTGCGGATGTCGCCAATCAGGCGTAGGAGGAAAACGTGACTAAGCTTAAGATCGAGCAACACATCGGGATCGGGATCTTGAAACACGCGACTTTGGCCGACTACCGGCATATGTCGGGAGTGGTCATCCGCATGCCGTGCGGATTCGCATTCACCCTGCATTCCGTCCCCAGCCAGGGATTCAAGAAGACCATTCCCTGCCCATGCGGGGATAGGAAGCACATTCTCGTCCGTGTCGATAAGGCGTGAGGTGAAGGGATGAAGGACGCCATAAAGGCGCTACACGGAACCTGCGACGCTCTATCTCAAGCCTTGGAGGACATGCGTGCGCGGAAGGTGCAAGCGACCGAGGAACGGGACGACTATAAGGCGAAGTGGGCAAAGCTGATGGCGGCCATTGGCCCATACTCCACGACTGACCTTGCGGCGAAGATGGCCGAAAGCGCGAGACTTCAGATAAGCGAAGAACGGGAGCGGTGCGCCAAGATCGTTGAGGGCAAAATATCAACCAGTGGACCCATCGGAATTGCTAGTTTTGAGTTACTTCCCATTATAGCTAAAGAGATTCGGGCTGGTGTCACCTTAAAGCCAAATCCGGAAACGAAAGGAGAATAGCATGACGAGTTACGGATCGGCAGTACACAAGGCGCGGTTGGAGAAGAGGCTCACATTAGAGGAGGTGGCGGACCGGTGCTGGACCCACAAGGGCTACATCAGTGGAATCGAGAACGGGAAGGTCTCCCCACCGTCCCAGCGGCTGACGCGCCGGTTGGCGCGGGTGCTGGGGTTGCACACGGGCCGGATGCTCGCGGCGGGGTGGTGGGAGAAGAGGCCCAAGGGTCTGGGGCTCACCACCACCATCAACTATCTCCTGAACGTGGCAGAGGAGGCGTGAGGTGGGGGGCTACCATTGGATCATGGCGGTGGAGGATCACCGCTGCCGGATGTGCGGGGTGGGGATCAAGCGGGCGGAGTTCTTCTACTATAAGACCGGAGGCGGTGGGGGGCACTACTGCCGCGACTGCGGCCGGGCCATCCGGCAGCATGGGGAGGAGAAGGCAGGTCGGCTTCGGAATCCCCTGTCGTTCCTGAAGGGTGGGAGTCCGTTCGGGGATGTGTTCGGTGGGATGTTCGGTGGATTATGAGTGACTGCGCCTTCTGGTTCATCATCGCTGGGGTGGTCGCGGCGGAGATTGGGATCAGAATCTACATCCCGATCCTCGCCGCACGACGGGGTCGACCAGGGTGCCTGTGGTTCCTCATCGGGCTACCGTTCGGGTTGTTGGCGCTGCTGGCACTGTTGATGACGTCATCCCCGGTGCCGGTGTCAACCCGGCGGTTGCATCATCGGCGGGGTAGATGTTCCATCTCCTCTTGATTCGGTCCCCGGTGCACCGTATCATCAGGGTGTGAAGACGAAGCGGCAGAAGAAGCAAAAGGGTCCTGGTCGGCCCACCAAGTTCACCCCCAGGAATGTCCAGAGGATTCTCAGCAGCATCGCGTTGGGTGCGAGCATCCGGTTGGCCGGCTTGTCGGCAGGGGTGGATGAGGATACCATCCACCTCTGGATGAAGCGGGGAGAGAGGGAGGGTCCAGGGAGTGCATACTTCGGATTTTCGGCACAGATGAAAGAAAGGGAGGGGCTCGCAGTCAAGCGTTGGCTCAAGGTCATCGACGACTCTGCCAAGCATGGGAACTGGTGCGCTGCCGCCTGGAAGCTCGAGCGGCTGCACCCCGAGCAGTATTCCCGACCCCCGTTGGTCCGCATCGAGCCCCAACACCTCAGCGATGATGAGCTGGAGAACCGTATCCGCTCCCTGGTCCATCGTACGGGGTTGGTGGGCCTGGCGTCCAGCAAGCCCGGGAAGGCACCCCCGATTCCCCCCAGGATACCCCCAGGAACCAATACACTTCCCCCAGGAAACGGCCACGGGGGAAACGGGGGGAATGGTGGGGTGACCCCCGGAAGGGTGCCTAGAAACGACGTTAATGAGTCGGAGGAGCCCCAGGGTGAGGCCGATACAGGCTAAGTCCAACCCCAACTCCCCCAAGGATTACCGCACGGCCCAAGCGAGGGCGGAACTCGTCACCCTGCTGGCGGAGAGGGACCGTAGGCAGCGTGCCCGCGGGGCATCCCCAGAAGAGGAGCAGGCCCGTGCGTTGGAAGCGTCCCTCGGGGCGTACGTGCGTGCAGCGTGGCCCATCCTGGTCCCCGGGAGACCGATGGTGCATCACTTCGCTTTGGATGCGATCTGCGATCACCTCCAGGCGGTCTCGGCAGGGCATATCAAGAAGCTCGTCATCAACGTCCCTCCCGGCATGGCAAAATCAACCCTGGTCGCGGTGCTGTGGCCCACCTGGGAGTGGACCTGGCGACCCGGTATCCAGTGGTTATTTGCCACCTACACCAAGAGCCTGACCTATAGGGATGCGGCCCGTCGGCGGGATATCATCAGGAGTTCGTGGTATCAGGAGTTGTGGGCATCCCGCTTCCAGGTGACCGGGGAGGGTGTCGAGTTCCTGCGCAACTCCACATCGGGCCATATGTTCTCAACCTCCACCGGGGGGCAGACGACGGGCTGGCGCGGTGACCGATTGGTCCTCGACGACCCCCAGGACCCAAAAGGGGTGGAGAGCGAGATCAAGAACGAGTCCATGATTGAGTGGCTGACACGCACGTGGCCCACCCGCATCAATCGAGGGACCCCCTACGCCGGTGAGGTCCTCATCCAGCAACGGCTGGCGGAGCGGGATGCCACCGGCCTCTATCTCAAACAAGGCAACTGCGTGCACCTCAAGATCCCCCTGGAGTACGAGGGGAGGTCGATCTCGACCCCGCTCTTCACCGACCCACGCACCCAGGAGCGGGAGATCATCAGCGAGGAGTTGTATCCCAGGAAGGATACGGAGGACCTGAAGCGCACGCTGGGCCCCTATGCGACCGCTGGACAGCTCCAGCAATCCCCCGCCCCCCATCAGGGGGGAATCATCCAACGGGCATGGATCCGGCATCACTCCGTGGATTCAGAGGGGCGCCTCGCCTTGGATAAGTTCTCGGTCGATCCTATGGGTTGCATCCGGTTCTGCACTGTCGACCCGGCGGTGAAGGAGGCAGAGGTTGATAAACCCGACCCCGACTGGACGGTCATAGCCTCCTGGACCGCCCTGAAGGTCAACGACCTGGTGTATCTGCTCCTGCTCGACCTGGTGCGGCGTCGGATGGAAGGGCCCGACATCGTCCCCCAGATCAAGGCGATGCATGACCATTGGAAGTTCTCCCTGATCGGGGTGGAGACGTTCGGCTTCCAGCTGAGCATATTCCAGGAGGCACGACGCAAGGGTCTTCCGGTCCGGGAGATGTCCAACGCCAAGGATGCCCTCTACCGCATCGACCGGGATAAGGTGGCACGGGCGTTTGCAGCCACCCCGCTCATGGCGGACGGACGCTTCTGGGTGCCCACCTATGCCCCATGGTTGGGTGACTACATCGGGGAGCTGATGCAATTCCCCAAGGCGGCTCACGACGACCAGGTGGATGTCACGTCGGCGGCCGTGGCCATCGCCAACACCCTGCGCCTCACCCCCATCGTGTACGGGCGTCGGGAGGAAGCAAGTTCTCGATTGACACCTTATGGTGTTGAGGATACACTCCCCTTCAGGAGAGACGATGACAAGCCGGAGTCCCCGTGGGATGCCATCCGGGTCCCCCGTCCGTGATTTAGGTTGGTGAGGACGCAGACATGGCCCGTACCCTCCTGACCGTCCGCAGCGTCCACGATCAACTCTACGACTACGCACTCTCGTCCGCGTTCCGGTCTGCCTGGGTGTACGACCCCAGCTATGCCCTCCACCGCGAGCCGGACATCTGGGAGATGGTGAGGAACGACGCCAACACCTCGTCCTCCATCGATCGTAGCAGCAGGGCCATCATCAGACCCTGGCGCGTCGAGGCGTTCGATGGGTCCAGGGACATCACCGACCGGCAGATGGCGCAGGTCATGCAAGACGCGTTCAAGCACATCGATCGCTTCAACGCCCGGCGTCGTCGCATCAGCGAGGCCCGACTCCTGGGACGCACCTATGCGGTGAGTCTCTGGAGGCAGCGTCGTCTCCAGCTCGGTGGCCTCCCGGAGGCGGATTGGTGGATACCCACCCAGCTCGTGGACGTGGACCGTCGGCGGTTCCATTGGGTGGTCGATTGGGATGCCACCCGGCAGAATAAGACCGGTATCCACCTGGAGATGTATGACACCGACACCGGGATGTGGAAGCCGGTCCCCCAGCAGTTGCGCGATTGTTTGATCGAGAACATCTACAACGACACCGAGGACCGGGTCGG